ACAGGAGTACCAACGCTTCCGCCGAGTCTTTTAACGCCAAGCTCAAGGCCTTCAGGGCCCAGTTCAGGGGTGTGCTTGACATCAAGTTTTTTCTATTTAGAGTCGAGAAGATTTTCGCCTGAAAAGAAGCGGGCTGAAACGACAGAGAACAAAAGGTCCACCTTATTTTTCACGGGACACCTGAAGAAGGACGTGGAGGTCGGGATCACGGGTAAGATGCTGGAAGCCATTCATGACTACATCGTTTGCCGTGGTGATATAACCGAGTCTGATTACTTGTTTGTTTCTCACGCCCGGGGGTACAAGGAAGCCAAGCTAAACCCGGTGATGGTGTCCCGGATCGTGAAAAGACGATTGCGGGAGATAGGTTTGGATAGCAAGTTCCTTACTTGTCACTCTCTCCGTCATACCGCGGCAATTCTTTCCTTGAAGGCGGGGGCCACGATTTATGACGTGCAACAAATGTTAGGTCATGTTAGCATCGAAACTACTAAGATTTATTTAAGGGCCATAGAGGAAGAAACGAGGATAAATAACAGGGCAGTTCATACACTTGACGAACTATTCTAAGAAGGCCTTAAACGATTAAAAAACGGGATAAAAACAGGAGCGAAACAGGTCAATGTGCAATAAAGAAATAATTTAGTGAACATTAATTTTGCTATCTCGACATTGCAAAATGGCACTTTTGGGGTGTTTGAAGGGGAAAAATAGATAAAATTGTTAAGTGATTGAAATAAAATATATTAATAAAATTGGAGGGGAAGGGGGGTATAAATCTCTATGGCAAAAATCTGTAAGACCATACCCCCAGCTTAATTAACGTGCGTGCAAAATTGGAAAATTTTTAAATAGGAGGTAAACATGGGAAAAGGACGAAAACCAATATCTAACGCTTTGAAAAAATTGAAAGGGACAGATCAGCCCTGCCGGATGCGCGAGGAAATAACATTCGACAAGATAACAGAAATCCCGGGTCCGCCATCTTACCTGTGCGTGGAGGCGAAAAAAGTTTTCAAGGTCACAGCCCAACAACTAGCGGACAAGGGTGTCCTTGATGTCGTGAATATTAACACGGTTCTCCTGTACGCTAGCGAGATGGGGAAATACATCGAGGCGGAAAAGGAGTTAAAAAAGAAAGGGTGCGTGATCGAATTGCACAATGAAGATGGGATTCTAATGAAAGCGACTCGTAACCCGCTGGATCGAATGGCCAGCGAGTACCTGGCTAATGCCACCCGGTTGGCCAGCGAGTTGGGGATTACCCCGGCTTCGGCTTCCCGGGTGAAAGTCGAGGGTCGAAAAGAGGAAGGAGATGAATTCGATAAATTCATGAGAAATTTTGGAGATGGCGAGAAGTAAGGAGTATATAAAGAAAATGAATAAATACGTGGATGACGTTTTGTCCGGGGAAAGGAAGGCCGGAAGGCTTGAAATCAAGACGGTCGAGCGTCACGTGGAAAATCCGCACTAATTTGCCCCATCTTTTCCAATATAAATAGATCCCTTAAATCCACGGGAAATTGACCTGGTTAATCCCAGGGAAAATGATCCCAGAAAATGATCAAATATTTGTTTTACACGCGCGAGAATACTACCTTATCTGTTAAATAAATAAAAAAACAGATATATGCCCAATAAAGCAATAAGCATGAACAAAATTCGTCAAGTATTACGATGTTATGCCTTTGGTAGCGGAATAAGGAGTATCAGTAGTATGTTAAACATGTCCCGCAACACGGTCAAGAAGTATTTACAGGTTTATCAAAAGAGCGGCTTGTCACTTGAAGTAATTCTTTCCATGGATGATTCTTCTCTTTGTAGCCTGTTCCAGGAGAAAGACAAGCCGTCGGAAGAACCGCCCGCCCGTTACAAGGAATTGCAAACGCTCCTCCCTGGCTATGCTAAACGCTTAAAAAAGAAAGGAGTAACTCGCCAGCAACTATTCCAGGAATACCGCTCCAGTCATCCTGACGGTTACGCCCGGAGTCGTTTTTGTAATTATTTCCAAGCTTACCTGGCATTATCTCACCCGGTTGCCCACCTGGAACACAAGGCGGGAGACAAGATGTTCATTGATCACGCCGGGGACAAGCTCGCGCTAGTGGATCGCGACACTGGTCAAACGATACCCGTGGAAGTGTTCGTGTCCATCCTCCCGTGTAGCCAGCTAACTTACGTGGAGGCGGTGATGAGCCAGCGCAAGGAAGATTTGATTCACGCTTGCGAGTCCGCCTTGCTTTTTTACGGGGGAACCCCGGCGGTCATCGTTCCGGACAATTTGAAATCAGCCGTGAACAAGCCGAGTCGTTACGAGGCAGAATTGAACGAGGATTTCGCGGCTTTTGCCGAGCATTACGGGTGTGTTGTCATTCCCGCCAGGGTGCGTAAGCCAAGGGACAGGGCACTCGTGGAGGGAGCGGTCAAGCTCGTTTACCGGGGTATTTACACTCGTCTTGAAGGCCGCGTGTTTCATGACCTGGAATCTCTCAATGCCGCGATCTGCGTGGCACTCGAGTTACACAACAATAGCCTGTTAACCGGGCGAAGTTATAGCCGTCGTGAACAATACTAGGAAATAGAGCGAGATTGCATGGGATCGCTAAACCCGATCCGTTTTGAACTCAAGCGACGTCACGTGGCAACCGTGCAAAGGAACGGTTACGTGCGACTGGAAAGTCATTATTATAGCGTGCCGTACCGCCATATCGGGAAAAAGGTCAACATCCTGTATAATAGCGAGAAAGTGGAGATCTATCTAAAATACGAGAAAGTTGCGGTTCATCAAAGGGGATACAAGCCGTATGGCTACACCCATGACGTGGATCACCTGGCCCCCAGCCAACGGGTCCCGGTGGACTGGAACCCGGGAAAGTACCTCTCGGAAGCTGCCTCCATGCACCCGGACGTGGAAGATTACATTCGTCACGTGATCGAGGTGAAAGTTCACCCGGAACAAGCTTGCAAGTCCTGTCGCGGGATTCTGAATTTCGCTTCACGAGTGGGCGAGAAGAGACTGGTTAACGCTTGCCGGTGGGCTTCCAGCCATGGCTTGTACAATTACCCGGCCATAGAAGAAATACTGAAAAACAGGCAAGATGAATTACCCCTGGAAGAAAACGAGGATGATAACGAGCGATCGGACATGCCCTCGCACGAGAACATAAGGGGAAAAGAATATTATAACTAAATATCACGAGAAAAATGGAAATGAATCAAGAAACGCTGGACAAGATGCGCCAGATGCGCCTCCTAGGCATGTACAACGCTTTTAAAATAAGCATGGAGAGTTTCAAAACGGAATCGATGACAACCGACCAGTTCGTGGCGTGGCTGGTTTCCAACGAGTGGGACGACCGTTGTAACCGGATGATAGAAAGATTGATCAAGCAAGCTTCTTTTCGTTACAAGGCATCCCTGGAAGAAGTGGATTATTCCCTGGAACGAGGGCTCGAGCGCAACCTGCTAGAAAGGCTCGCGGAATTATCTTTCGTCAAGGAATCCAGGGACTTGTTCATCACGGGCAGCTCGGGAACGGGAAAAAGCTACATAGCCACGGCGCTAGGATATAGAGCTTGCCAGAAAGGGATGAAAGTACTTTACGCTAACACGGCCAGGTTAATGGGCCAGTTGAAAATGGCTAAAGCGAAAGGTACAATTTTACAAGAACTAAAAAAAATAGAACGGGCGGACTTACTGGTGCTGGATGATTTCGGGATACAACCTTTTGATGCCGGGGGAAGAATGAATTTAATGGATATCGTGGAAGACCGGTACGGGAAAAAATCAACGCTTATCACTTCACGAGTCCCCGTGAAAGACTGGTACGATATTATCGGGGAAAAAACTATTGCAGATGCCGTCCTGGATAGGATTGTTCACCAGGCTATTCGAATTGAATTACACGGGGACTCTATTAGAAAATTGCAAGCTAAAAGATAAAATTACTATATTTGTGAATAAAATTTAATAATAATAATGGCATACCGGTAGAATTTTATGCGCGCGTACAACGAGATAATTTAGCCGTTTCTGGGAAAAATTTACAGGGGGGCAATTTAAGTTGGATTCTAGGGGTCAATTACATTGGAATTTCCAGTTAAAGATCGATTGACGATTATTCAATCAGGGGAAAAGTGGTGCCCCAAGAACAGAAAAGATATTCCGTGATAGCCATGAATCTGGAAACGGTGGAAGATGTTGAAAAAGTAATCCACCAGTGCGAGCTGATTAGGCAAGAGATCACTGGTGGATGTAAAAAGTGGGATTCCAAGCGATTCATGAATTATTTACCACAAGCGAATCGCTAGACAAAGATGGTTAAAGCTTCATCGTTTCATCCTTCCCGATGAGATTGCATAAATTGAAATGCTTCATGAATCCACATTTTTCGCAAGACATGGTAAACATGGGTAAGTACTGGTAATCATGATTCATATTAATGCCTTGCTCATCTTTAAAGAAAGACAATTGTTGGGCTTCGGAACCATTGGGAAGCATTTCACCACCACACTCTGGACATTTGTTCGAGATGTGTTTTTAGTTTAAGGCAGCGATGATCTTTTCTCGCTTTTCTGGACTAAATTTCATGCGTATAAATTTAAATTGTTAACAATTTTACAAATTTACAGATTAATATACGAAACGGCTATAGAAAGGGAGAAAAAGAAACATTGACGATCGTTATTTGGAACAAAACGGCGGGTAACCGTCACGGCCCCGCCTTTAGTTTAATCAATCGCGATGGACACGATTGTCGTACAAATGTAATGTTAATAATGAAATATTGGAATGTTTTGGAATAATAATTTAAAGGAGGTGTGAAATGGAAGAGTTGTTTAATGAGTTTGTAAACGAGCATTTGTTCAAACTTTCTGTTGGTGTCGGAGTCGCATATGCAGGGGTGTTGATCGCGATGGGTATCGACTTTGTTTTCGGAGTTAAAAAGGCTAGGCAATTGAAAATCGATCGGACTTCTACCGGTTTTAAAATGACAGCAACGAAAGCGCAAAAGTATTTTTCGCCGATGCTATGTCTTACTGTAGTAGATGTTATTACATCAGTTTACATTCCAGTTCCGGCGTTTACTTTACTCTGGGCTTGTTATTGCAGCTTCTGTGAGTTTCGCTCGGTGACAGAAAAGAGCTGGAAGAAAAAGGAGTTACGAGATGCCGCTAACACGATGAAAGTAATTATTGAAAATAAAGATGATTTCGCTAAAGTCTTGGCTGAAATATTGAAAGAAAAGGAGGTTATTAATGATGCTGGAACTAAATAGAATAGCAAAAAAACCGCTTTACACGATCGGGCGGTTATTCGTGGACAGGAAATATTTCTGCGACACGTTAGAGGATTGTTGTCGTGATCTCGATAAGGAGGAAAAGGTAATGAATGAAACTGCGATCCCGGAAGGGACTTACGAGGTGATTGTTAACGTGTCGGCAAAGTTTAGGCGTAAGTTACCGTTATTGTTGGATGTTCCCCACTTTTCCGGTATCAGGATCCACCGGGGAAACACGGATAAAGATACGTCCGGATGTATTTTGGTTGGTGAAAACAAGCAACAGGGAAGAGTGATTAACTCCACTGGTTATGAGTTAAAGTTGACGGAGATGATTGAAAAGGCTATGCTTTCAGGGGAAAAGATAGTAATTCAAGTACGATGAAAAAATATATTATATTGGTAGTTACCTGTCTGTTTATCGGCTTTATTTCCGGTAGGCAGACGGTTTCTATTAAAGAAAAAGAGGTGACTAAATATGTACAAGGGGGAACAATCCGAGACACGATTGCTCAGCTCGTTCCGGATACCGTTTACTTGGCCGGGGAACTGCAATACAAGTATGTTTATAAAACAGACACGATTTATAACGATGTACCCGTGATCGATCGGGAGGAAAGTATTGCGGAAACGGTTAGGGATTGGAACCGGACGAGAGAATACAATAAATTACTTTTCGATGACGATAACGGTAAATTGTCTATCGCTCTTTCCTTAAAATGTAACGAACTGCAGAGGTTATCATACTCTTTTACACCTATACACAAGGAAATCACAATAGTAAAGAAAAGGGTATTTGTGCCTTTTGTTTCAGCCTCTTTCTACACTCATAATTCCTTTTCGATTGGGGGAGGGTTCTTTTACCATGATATAGGTTTGAGGGCAGAATGGACTACGAGAGAACTAAATTTTGGAGTGATGTATAAGTTTTAAATATATACAATTATATCTATTTAGATAAATATTGTGCGATATTTTTTTTGTTCCTTTTTTTAATGTTTAATTTTGGTGAAATTTAAAAGATAAACTTATGGAAAAGAAAGAAGCCGAAAAAATTTTGTCAAAGAACAAGCTTGTTTTAGATACGGCAGGTTTGGAGAATCTTCCCGTTTTAACAGTGGAGATCAATCGTTATTACTTGAAAGAAGACAGTAGAAGAAGTGAGGATGTGTATCTTTTGGGGAATTTAATTGATAAGGAACATTGTAATATGAAATTTGTAGAAGCCGATTACCGGTGTGAATCATTTTTCGTTAAGCATGAATTGAATTATTGGTATCGTGATTATCTTGAAGAAGCGTTGGAGGTAAAAGATGCATTATTTTGTTTATATGGAGAGGTTGATAAATGATTTTAATGAGGATTGTTTACTTTTATCACTAATAAAACCCCATGCTTATGGAAACACAGAAAAACACGTCATCGATCTTTGTAGAGAACGGGGAGGAATTTACCCGAGTTTGGTTTAATAAAGTGCTTTATTTTAAGGCAGAAGGTGACGGCACTAGAATCCAGATGAAAGATTCTCAAATAACTATACCCATTTCTTTAGAACGGATAGAGACATCTCTTGGTGAAATATTTCTCCGTATTAATGAATCCTGCATCGTGAATAAAGGATATGTGGAAGCTTTTAATAAGAAAACATTGATTATTGGAGCGGAGGAATTACCCGTTTCTAAATCTCATGTAAAGGAATTATATTCTTCATTCCATATTTTGTGAAACTTGAAATCCGGGTATTGGCAAGAAGACGGATAGACAGAATACAGACACGACAATGGGGATGGTAAACAAGCAGGAATTAGGGGTAAAGATCGTGAACGTGGAAACAAAAGAGGAACGATCGGGGGGTATGAATTATTAGTTTTGTTACTGCATAGCTTGTTTGCTTTATGGTATTGAAATGCGAAATTTAAACCTTATATTTGCATCCGTTTATTGAAAAATAAGCGGATTTAAGGTAGGGCTTAGAGTGGTTACACGAGATTTTATTTATTGACATTGTTACATAATTGTTACATAAGCCTTCTTTTTGAGTGTTTTTAATATTTTGATAAATAATTAGTTATGTCTTATTTGGCAGGTTCTTTCGTAATGCGTAGGTCTGGGGTTCGAGTCCCCAAATTGGCTCAAATAGAAGCCTGTCTGATAGACAGGTTTTTTGTGTTTAAACCTAAACTTTATATTTTATGAAACGAGTTATTGTGATTTGTTGTGTATTGATGTGTTTTGGGGGAGTAGAAATGGCACAAGCCCAATCATTGAAGGACATTTTGAATTCATCGAAGGTAAAGGATGTGGTGAATCTTGTAACAGGTAACGTGATTAAATTTTCGGATCTTCAAGGAACTTGGAACTACGTGGAGCCTGCTTGCAAAATGACGAGTGGGGATTTGTTGAAAGAAGCGAGCGGTTCGTTGGTGACTTCGGCATTGGAGAAAAAAATGGTGAATATTTACACGAAGTTGGGGATTGTTCCGGGGAATTTCAGCTATACGTTTAGTAGTGATAGTACGTTTACGAATACGATAGGAAAGAAGGTATTAAAGGGAACGTATTCTTTGGACGAGAAAACACGAGTATTGACATTGCGTTATATGTTGGCAAAAACGATCACGGTGAAAAGCGTGGAAGTGCAGTTGGTGAAATCAGGAGAACAGATGTCATTACTTTTCAATACAGAAAAACTTATGAACTTTGTCAGTGTATTATCTTCTGCTTTGAAGAAATCAGATAAAACGACTCCTTCACTAATGGATGGGTATGATGAGATTCTTTTAGGATTTGAGATGAAGAAATAATTTGTAGATGGCAAAAGAAGAAACGGGGACTTTGTTGGATTGGTCCCCGTTCTTATTTATTAAAATCTGATTCCTAATGTTAGTCTGAATTCGTTGTCTTTGAATTTCGTTTGGAATTCAGGTGATTCGATTACTTGACCTTTTGGAGTTTCGTAGTAATAGAATAGACCATTTAGTTTGGAGGCCTTGTGAAGATAAGCAAGGTCGGCGTAAAATACTCCGAAATTTAATCCTAGACCACCCGTGATTATTTGAATGTCATTCTTTTCATTCATTTCTCCTTTCGTGTAAGGTGAGGCAGAATAGGCATAACCACCCCGTAAATAGAACACGCTATTAAATCGATATTCTGCTCCGGCACGGAAATTATGAGTACTATTGTAAATAGCTTTTATCGCATTGTTAGTTTCTAAATATTCATTTTTGGCACCATCATTTGAGTATTTTGCCGTGGTATAGTCAACATATTCATAGTCCAAACTGATAATAGCTCTTTGGCCTAGAACTGTTGCGGCACTTGCCATAAATCTCCACGGTGTTTTTAATTTGTAGGAGTAATCTGTCCATGCACTCTCTCCATATTCAAAGTTGTCCGTAGGTTTGGCATCTTCAACCGGAAGTTCAGTGAATTTAGCAGAAACATTATTATTGGCATAAGCATCAAGATCGTAATATGTAGGTGTATGAATAGCAAAACCTAGACGGAGAACTGGGATCGGACGATATATAAAACCTGCTTTGAAATTTATCCCGACACCACTACTTGTAAAGTCTTGGTACATACTGAACTTTTCCAATTTGTTATTTGTTTCTCCAATAATTTCTTCAGTGTACACGGAAAACGATTTGTAATGTAGTGATTGAATTCCTAAAGTTATGCCAAAGTAAAATTTGTCATCATAATTAGCCCCTGCCGATATGGCATATTCACTTTGAAAACCCCGTTCTCTCGTGTATTTATAATGTTGTAACTGATCTATACTTCTAATTGGAGTTTCGTAGTCATAGTCCTTGTTTTCTAAAGCCTCCGGGCTTAAATAAAGCATATATGCATCATAAGCAAGTCCTGTGGTAAAATCATTTAATTCTTTCGGGGATAAACCGTCTGCTTCCTCTTTCCATATATTTGATAAGGATGAATCTCCATTAGTTTCATAATAGCCTTGAAAAATATTTCGATTGAAATTATTTAGGTTCGTATAATTAAAACCGATGTTGATATTTTTCCATTTATTACTCATAGGTTGGAATGATAATACGAATCCCAATCCTCCTAATAGATACATATTTTTTTCATTATCAATACCTTTTGTTTTTGCGTGAGCAAAATCGAGCATGGATGTAAAACTGATTTCAGATTTACGGAATACTCCAATACCACCTGGGTTTGTGGATAGGGTTGTTAAATCTCCACCTAATGCACCGAATGCTCCTCCCATTGCGGTAACTCTTGCAGAACCGAATGGGGTTTGTCTGGAAAATCGAAGGGCATCCTCTTCGTTTTGAGCCGAAACGAAGAAGGAGAAGAGGAGTAATGTCGGAAGTATATATAATATTTTCATAGACAATTGATGTTAGTTAGACTTATCTTCTACTACCCGAATTTGTACGTTGAACAGGTCCGCTACCTCCACTGCTGGAGCGTGTTGTTGAACTACTTCCATACGAGCTAGATCCGCTGTTTCCTCTGGAATAACTTCCTGATGAATTGCTGGAGTTGTTATGCAAGGGATTGTAGTTTGAGCCGGACTCGTAGCGGCTACTATTTGATCTGGATTGTATAGCGGAACTTCTTGAAGTTCTTGAATAGGTACTATATGACCGGGCGTTTCTATTCGTCGTGTATTGCTTTTTAGGTGCATACCGAGTAGTTACAGTTGGTTTGCTGGCACCACCCCAATCCGGTCGATGGTTACCCCAGTTTGGGCCATGATGTCCATGTCCCGGACGGTGTCCCCAATGTGGATGATAACCGTAGTAGTGGTTCCAATAAGGGTTCCAGCCCCATGGATCGTAGAATCCATGCCCCCAACCCCACGGATTATAACCGTAACCATAGTAATTGTTCCAATATGGGTCCCATCCCCAAGAGTTTCCCCAACCGAACGAGGCTCCCCATCCCCAGCGGTTCCAGCCGAAACTTACGTTGTTACTCCATGCGAAACTATCAAAACGAGGATCGTTCCAAATCACGGTCCAAATGTATTTTGGGTAATTACCGAAAATTAATTGAGAGTATAGTCCCACGTTCGAACTGCTGGGGAACCACCAGTAGCGACCATCAATCGTGTACACGTTCCAGTCGGAGCTGAACGAAAGATTCTGGGCAATTTCGTATCCGTTTCCGAAATAGGCGAAACCTTCCGGGTAACGATTCATGATTCGAACACACTCTTCTAAATCATTTTCACTACCTTTAAAGCCTCCGATCCAGTACCCGTCATCTGCCGGAACTGCAATCCGATTAACAGTTTGTCCGGTTCTGGTCTCTTCTTTTTGCACCTGTTTTTCAGTTGCATAACGAGCCATGCCGATGGAGTGAGATTTCGGGTTTACACTGTTATCTATTTCCTTCGGATAAACTTTATCATTGTTTGTGTTTTTACTAATTTGAGAACTAGAAGAAGTATTCGAGGTGATGTCCACTCCGGTCTTGTCTTTAATTTCTTGAGCGAAGAGGGAACGTTTACCAGGAACATAGTAGATATCATCTTCCTGCGCTCGTGTGAAATTTTGCGAGGAAGAGCAAGCGCCTAATAGGACTGCTAATGCTGAAAAATATAATGCTATCTTCATAGTAATAATATTAATTTCTTTTTTGTATGACAAATTCATTGACTATTGGTTTATTTACTTCTAACAAAATGCGTACCATTCATTCGGTGTTTCCCTGTTACAAGCATCCCATACGGCTTGTTTTGTATTCTATGTTATAAAAATAGAAAATAATAATCGGATTTCCTAGTATTTATCGTGTATAATAATTAATTTATAATTTATTAATACATAGTGGGTTGTGTTGTTGTTTTTTGTAAAAGAAAATACGAAATACCAATAAAAACATGTTGTTTTTGCCCCATTTTCGCTTGTAAATGTACAAAATAATGTACAAATTTGCCGCACAATTCGAGTAGATATGGGATTTACCATACGCACCGTTTGCCGTGAATACTCTAGTTTGATTAACAAGGGCGCAAAAGGTGACACCATGATTGAATTGAATCTTGCTATATGCAAAGATGGTAAGACTGTTTTCAAGTCTTACAAGATTAAAGGAAAATTAGAATTAAAACATTGGAATCCGGATTTGGGACAGGTTCGGAAAGGGTGTATGTATGCAGATGAACTTAATATTTTAATTAAGGACACAGAAGTTGAATACACTCAAGTTGGATTATCCTGGGAAACAGTTAAAAGAGACTTTACATCAGGTGAATTGATCAATTACCAAAAAGCAGCAGCATCAAAAGAATCGTTGTTTGAATATATTGAACATTTGATAGATTTATTTAAGAAAAGAGGAACTGGCAATTTCAATATGTATCGTAATTTGTTAGGAGAAATGCATTCTTTTACAAAAAATAGAAATGTAAAAATGTCTGATATTAATAACAAATTTTTATTTGAATATATAAAATGGTGCCTTGCTGGTGGCAATGATTCTAAGACGGTTTTGAATAAGTTTTATAGGCTTAAATCAGTAGTTAAAAAAGCAAAAAATGATGGTATATCAGTGTCAGATATTACATTGACTTATACTCCTACCAAAAAACCAATTATTAAACGTGGTTTATCTGAATCGAACGTGCAAAAACTTCTTGCCTATAAACCCCGCAAAAAAAAGTGGGAGTTTGTAATGGATATGTTTAAGTTCATGTACTATTCTGCTGGAATCTCGTTTAGAGATATGGCTTTTTTAACACAAGATAATATATCCGATAACCATTTGTCTTATATAAGATTTAAAACCCACAAACCTATTAATATACCACTTCCTGAAATATCAATGATGATTATTGATAAATACAAATTTTCAAAGGATAGGGGTAAATATTTATTTCCGATTATTCCGCTAAAGAGGCAACACTTAGATTATATAGAGCTATATACATACATCAATAGTCGGATTTTTGGATATAATACATTGCTTGATAAAATTGGTAAAGAATTAGATTTACCAATTAAATTGACCTCTTATGTGGCTCGACACTCTTACGCAACCCAGTTATTGCGATCCGGTATTCCACTACCCATGATCTCAAAAGCTCTTGGTCACTCGACGATACAAATGACACAAAATTATTTGAATTTGAACGATTTCGATTTAACAGTGACGTTTGATTGTTTAACGCCTAAATTGAAGGAAGAAAAGTTAGATGGAATAGGAATGGCATTCATGAATCATTTGAAATCTAATCCAGATTGGGAGAAGTATTGGAGCATGGTAACGAAAGAGGGTGAAGTACTTCCGAACAAAGCTACATTAGTATATAGTGGCAATCGAGGCTGGCAATATATATTACCCCTGGTAGATAAAAAAGAATTGAAAGGCGTGGTAATATTCCCTGTTAAAGAAAAGCCTGGTAGTTCTTTGTTGTCTGGAGAAATTACTGAACCATTAGTTTTCTTTCAAGATGAAATGGAGAAAGATATTTCAGTTCAAGGTTTATTGCGTTCTCCAATGAGAATAGAATGGGAATATGATGTGAATATCACGAGTGCGATGTCGTTGGAAACCGTCACTAAATCTCCGTTATCATGTTCTGGTTATGATGGGTATTATGATGCTTCTTATGTTTTGGTGTGTAGTAATACCATAGATTGTTCTGGGAATAAAGCTCTAAATGAGATCGACATGGATTATCTACAATATGTAGCAGATAAGATCGGTTGTCAATTTTCATGTAAAGTAAAAGTCAAAAACGATGTGATTATAGTTGAAGGCCAAAGAGAAAGAGAAGTTTGTTTTTTTTATAATTCTTTACGGGAGGAACTTGAAAAGGGGCTTTGGTATATCTCTTATAACTACTTGTGGAATGATTGTGAGAAGCAAGCTTATGGGGAGAACTCGTTTGATAGTTAAATAAAAATTAGTTTTTCAAAATATAAAGTACACTCCGAAAGTTAAATTGGAAACTTTGGAGTGTACATGTTTTTGATAGCTCTTTTATATCAGCCACGGGTTTCTGTAAGGATCAAAGTTTGTTTGAAAAGCGGCCATCTGCCAATCTGTAACCTGTTCGTTATTTTTATCCACTTTTCTCGAAATTCGCGGGTTAATCCTGAACTTTGCACAATCTTGTAGCCACTTGATAGAATTTTCGTAATCTATTATTCTTGTATTTGCCACATTCTTTGGGGCAACTTTCTTGCACAACTCGAACAACGCTATTTGCGTCATGTGTTTCTTCAAGTTCGGGTGCCGTGGGTCATTTTTTACCAGATTACTTCCAATACTTATCTCATCCGCGTTCACATCCATTACCGGGTAAAATACCTCTCCATCATAAACCACGTATTCATGATCAGACAATTCATACGAGTTGTATTCAGGATCATAAACCGCTATTTCTCCCCAGTTGTCTGTTAGACTTTCTGGTATTTCAAAAGCCTCGTATCCATCCATGTTGAACAAGGTGTAAAATATATTGTCGCGTTTCACCACGGCATGAAGCCCGTAATCCATAGGGCACCATTCTTCCACGTTTATCATTTCCCAGCTATTCAAACCTGGTATTCGAATATCATTCAACTCGTACCCGTTTTCTATCACGCATTCATATTGCTTCTCGTTGAACATGACCACTTCGCCCGGGTAATACGTTCTAAATTGGGAATATCTGGGAGAGCTTGTTAACGTTGAGCTAGATTCCCTCCAGTAAACTTTACTAGTTGGAGCTTTGAATCCATTAATAGGCCGGATTACCTTGTATATCTCCTCGTTTATTGTTACATGTGCCCCGATAGGGTAGCAGATACGTCTATCATGATCCAGTATAGCCTTTCCAATATTAAATTCACTCTCTATCTCGTACATCTCCGTGAGATGCTCCAAGATCGTAATCTCGGCCGAATTCTCGGCGTTAATCACGTCACTCAACTTTCCTCTAGTTATAGATAAAAAAGCCTCTTCCGTGATAATCCCGTGATAATCCTCGTTTTTAAGAAACCTGTTATTTTGCATTAGTATGTGAAATTAGGAGTTATTATTGAAGTTGTAATAGTTGGGATATTTGTCCCTCCACGTTGATATTTTCCCCAGCTATCGCTCAAAAAAGTACACAAAACATAGTCTAACGTGTCCGAACAATGCCCGTATTTTTCAAATTTCATACCGGTTTCAGCATCGGTTACTTTTGCCTTGTTTTTCGTGCCATCCTCGTTAGTAGTCTGGTATATTAAATCCTCTGTGAGTTTTCTACAACGCATGTCAATGTAAATTGTCCACCCGTCTTTTCCTTCAAACAGCTCGTTTATCCATTCCAGTCTTGTTTTTTGGGGTGGTTGCTTGGACAATAATTTTACAGTGGAACTTAAAACACCGTTCTTAAATGCATTTTCTATAATGATGAAGTTATTTATTCCTTCCTCTGTTTGGGTACTTCTTGCTGTTCCTGCCGGGTCCCCGGTAATGACAACCCCACCAATATGTTTTTCTTTTAGTAATTTTTCTTGAATGGCCTTTGCTAGTTGTGGTGTGTTGTTTTGCTTTTCTTTGGGTTTCCCCAGAATTTCTTCCAGAAAATAAACATTTTTGTTGGTATAATCAATTTGAACAACCGAGCAAGTCATGTGTGGGAACACGTTAAAGTCAAAAGATAAAATTAATGGCTTAAACGGGTCATATACCTTTTCTTTTAACCCAGAAACAAGATGTTTGTCCCCGTTGAAAGACTTGTACGCGGCCACGTCATTAGATTTGACAAAACACCAGTTCCCGTATAATAATCGTGCTTTCGTTGCCGGATCTTTTATCTTGTTTAGTGATGCCTCGTAAATTTGCCGGAAAGCCGCATCTGGATTGTCGTACACGCTAAACGGTACATACCTGTGATATTGTGCTGGTACAACTGGTTCCAAGTTTTCATCAAGCACGAATCGATCACGAACCCAACCGAGACACGGGTTTGTTGTCATTAATAACTTCGGAACTTTGAACGTCTCGTGAATCTTCCAGCGTAGACGTGATGACAAAACTTCTATAGCTTTCGATCCAATCTCGCTGACCTCATCCACGAAAGCAATCGTGTATTCGCTTGATCCTAACGAGTTAAAATCTGGGTCTGACGGTGATTCTGCCAGATCCTTCATGATAATCACGCTACCATTATAAAATTCAAGAGTCCCGTAAATATTATTGATAGCGTAATTGGAAAATTCACTCATATTTGCCCCCTTCCGTCCACTTTAAAGTGATCCCCTA